CGTAGCTAACGACTTTTGAACATATGTCATTAGTCGTTGTTTATCTTTTTTAGTTAATTTTTTAATTAATTCTTGTGCGTTCTTGTAAGAAGACGGTGCTGCAACTGGTTGATCAGTAGTCGTTGACAGTTTCATATCAGCATAGACCTGTGTAACTACACTACTATCTACACCTTGTTTTTCTAAAAATGCTGCAAGTTCATTGCTGTCTGTAGGACTGCCTGCAGCCTTCCAAGCAGAATTTAATTTATCTGCTGTAACTTTAGTAGTAAGATTAGTTCCAACTTGACCAATTTTCTTTGCCGCTGCACCTGCCAACTTGCCTGCACCTGCCTTGATAGCATCGAATGGGCCTTCGTCTAATCTTTCTATCTTGTTGAACATCATGTAGACTTGGCCTTCACTAAGCGGGCGAGTCTGACGGTAATAACTTTCTTTTTTCTCACTGCCTGTTGATGCTGCTACAGCGCCTTGAGACATTGCTTGTCCTGCCTGTGCCATTCCGTCGATCCATTGCATCAGACTGTCATTGGATAATTGAGCATCACGAGCATTTGCCATGATATCTTTTATTGCTGATTTATATTCCGGGGACGAAATTTCTCTGGCCACTTTTTTTAGCGCATCAAACCCGCCCGCTTGTCCATTTTTAATCATGTCCATGGCATTATTGACAGCATCTGCTTGATCACCAAACGCTACAATATTAAATCCTTTAATAGTTTCTACAGATTTAAGTCCTGGTGCAGTTAATGTCTGTGTTGCACCGTAGGAAACTTTTTCAAGCCCTGCGTCTGCAGGACCAAAAGGTATAGAATCTGCCCGCATATTGCCTACAAAGTCTCCTATTAGTTCAAATGCTTTTCCAGATAGATAACCTAATGCTGCTGTCTTAACACCTTTGCCAATAGCAGTGCTTAATTTTTCACCTTTTAGTAATTCAGTAGCGCCTCTAAGTGCTTGACCGGCAATTGCACCACCTAACGGTCCCCCTGCAATTGAAGCAATGGCCGTTAATACTCCAATTATTGCCGCTGTTTTACCAGGATTTTCTTTTGCCCAAGTGCCCATGGCAGTTAGATTCTTGTCAAGGTCTGGAAACTTTGTACCAATAGTACTTTTTAATTGATCAAATTTAGAATCGAACGCCTTAACGGGAGCAGTGTCCTGCAGCCACTTCCCAACATTATTGATAATCTCATTTGCTTTTGCAGCAACATCTTTTCCCTTGCCTATTGCAGTTCTATTACTGCCTGCTGCTGTTGCTGACTTCTCAACTTGTCCGAATAGTTGTTGTATTTGATCAGCCGATAAGCTGGCTTCAATTAAGGGAAGTAGTTCTCGATGTATACCTTCTACAATACGTTTCTGATCAGGACTTAATCCCTCACAAGATTCAGTTAATAACTTTTGAGAATATGCTCGATGTTCAATGATTAATTGTTTTTGTTCGAATAGAGATTGAATACGCATTGTTGTTAGTCCAGATTTATTAGTTATTTATTGTAAAGAATGAGCTAAAGCTCATTTGTGTTATCGCTTACGCTCAACACATGTTTCTTTCTTTAATTATAGAAGTATTATTAAGTGCGAAGCACTTTAAATATTATCTAGATTCGTTAGTCACAATTGCCCGTTTGCACAGGCAAAAATATATAGGAACATTATCTGAGTTCTTATAGTCACTAGCGTTATAGCATTACCTAGGCGGTTGTCCTGTACCTATAGCTACGTTCTTGGTGCTTGCGCACGACAGCGGCAGTTAATATCTTATACGCTAACATATGATACTAACGCGGAGTGTTTCTCTCCTCATTGGGCTCTAATTTAAATTATTTTCAAACAGCAAAACCGCGGCACTTGCGATCTTCGTCCTGTAAAGGATAGTTGCTGAGTACTCTTAACGGCGAGAGATTTACGTCCGAGTGACCCAAGGTCCTCTTTTCATGTGCGCTTGAAATTAGCCAGCGCCAGCTATAACCGTTTAAATTGCCTTGTAGTGTTCTAATAGAGCTTGTCGTAACTTTTCTGATCCACCGCATCTGATATTGATAATACCATTATAGTATTCATCTGTTTCTAATACTCTGCGATCAAATTGCTCTTTTGCCTCGATGTAAGACATTTCTGCCTTACTGGTACAGTAATATAATATTTCTCTTGTGAATTTTTCCGGGCCTAATGTTGTGATGTCTGCGTTGAGTCTATCGGATGAACCCCAATAATCACGCCAATCACTTTCGACTACGCTTCTGCGTTTGAGTTTTTTGCCTTTGAGAGGTGGTTTAGTACGTTTAAATTGTGCTAGTTTCTTGCCTATGTACTTTTGCCCGGTAGTGAGATTTGTAATTAGATACACAAAGCCAAGTTTGCCTTCGGGTATTTCGGTTACGAGTTGGTTTTGATATATCCATGTCACACTTTAGTTATCTTAGGGGGTCTGCCTAGTATGCCTTTCTTGGCTTTTTTACGTGCCTGTCTTTTTTCTTGTATCTCTATTCGCCTGGTTGATGCCTCGTTGCGTATCTCTGATAGCCAATATCGTGCCCTTACGCCTGCCTCGTTTGAATTTTTATATTCAAAATTAGTTTGACACTTAAAATATTCTTGAAAAGCGGCAATTAACCTATCGTGACTATCTGTTGACATTACTATATGATCTCAACGTCTGTAGAATAGCTGGTAAATCCATTTTCTTTAATAACTTTTAACACATGATTTACTCGACTAGTCAAATCATCTCGATGTGAGATTAAGAATACATTCTTATCACGTTCTCGAGTCATGCGTTTTAGCACACCGATACTTGATTCAACGCCACTGGCATCCATTCCTGAATCAACTAGCTCATCAATAAACAATAAATTAATTGCTTGATACAAGTTTTCCCATACATCACGGAACGCCCAGCTCATACTTAGAATTAAACGATTGCGCTCACCGCGTGATAGGTTATCAAAGTCTAAGTCCTGCCCCAGCTGAGTGATGATGACAGTTAGGTCGTTTTGAAATTCTACTGTATGAGGAAGCCCAATCTTATCAAGATAGTAAGTCAGTCGTTGATTTAAGAACGCTAAGTTTTGATCAATAATGCGCTTACGTACAAAACTATCTTTGTTTGTTAGCAATTTGTGTAGGAATTCTTGGTGATCCTTAACACGCACCAGTTCGTTTAATCCTTCCCAGTTAATTTCTTGAAGTGCAGTTGCTTTTAATTCAGTAATTTGATCATCGTATGGATTCTCTTCTCCAGCTTTGATAGTAACATCACGCTCTAGGCCTTCCAATGTGTTCTTATGATTAAGTGCTTCTTCTAAATTATCATATATTACTTTAGGGCATGCGCCTACCTCGCCTAACAAACTCAATGCTTCATTAAGTGTTGCAAGTTCTTCAAGATATTCTGTGATAAATTCGTTGCTTTCTGTCACCTGCGTAGCCTTAGCAGCTAGCATTTCGTCATGTTTAGCATCATGTAATTCATGCCCGCAACTATGACACTTGTGATCAGCAAGACTTGTTAGGTCTTTTTCTAGTTTTTCTAAAGATCGTTGTTCTTTTTCAAGTGCAGACGTCTGCTTGGCAATCATTGATGTAAGACCGTCGTGATCTTTCTTATTCTTATTCCATTCAACTAGCGCACGTTGATCTGCAATTTCTACATCGACACTGATGTCGCTGAGCCTATCAATACTTTTAAGCAAATTTTCTAACGAGGACTCGTGTTGGTCGCCCCACATCTTTTGTTTACGCTCTAACGATTCAATGCTTTGTTGAATACGTTCATTGCTAGTTTTGACTGTTTCAATGCGAGTATTTTCCGTAGTAATAGAATCCTTAGAAATTTTAATAGATTCTTTAAGAGCTTCTGCCTTTTCAGACAGGATAGTAATGCCCAATAACTGTTCGATGATGGCTCGTTGCTCCGCCGCCTTCATAGACAGAAACGGTTCTGTATAGGTGTTCAGAGCAACTAGATGTTTGAACATGTCGTGAGTCATGCCAAACACTTCTTCAATAGCTTTCTGTGTTTCTCTGCTATCGCCCTGTGATTCGTCTTGTTCTTTCAACTGCTGTTCTTGCCCGTTAACGCTGAATTTAAGCACGTTAGGCTTACGACCACGTTCGATATGATAGTTTACACCACCTTTTTCAAAGTCAACAGTACACAGCATGCCTTTGTTATTAATCTTGTTAACTAGATTATCTTTTTTAATATTAGTCAGCGCATTGCCATAGATAGCATAGCTAAGTCCGTTAACAATAGTAGTTTTACCTGTGCCGTTACGAGCACCACTATCGTCCCCACCAAGATCTAAGTTCTCTCCAAGTACTAATGTCAACTGACCACGATCAAAATCAATAGCCTGTGTTTGTGCGCCCACGCTCATAAAGTTGCGAACGGTTAAATTCTTTATTTTAATTGTCATATTGCCTCATTAAATTTTCTTTCCATGGTAACATTCTTAAGTTGGTAAGAGTTGATGCATCTTCTGCCGAGACTTCTTTTTCAAAACATTCTTTTATAGTAATAATATGGTCAAGCTGCCATCCTCCCTCGACTCCGCACAATGTTCTAGGATAGTTGTTAGGATTAATTATTTCTTTATTTTGTTCATAAACTTTATGACTTAGTGCATGAACTTTTCTTGCATATTGTGTGTATTCTTTTATATTAGGATTTCTAATTCCTCTTGATCCTATACCTTTTGGTGCAATATTGTCAGTTCTTAGTTGACATGAATGAGAACAATATTTCTTTTTCATTGCAGGTTTAACAGTAAATGAATTAGAACAGTCTTTTCCAATACACTGCCTTGTTTCGTTTTTAATACGTTGTGGCCTAGGCCTAGACATAACGCTAGACTGCGATGGAACTACATCTAATTTTATACGTAAATTACGAATCGTGCCTGCCCGTGCACTTAACATAACACTTAATTCTCTAGCACTATACGATACATCTTTAATCAAACTTAATTCTTCCTCAGTCCATTCTCTAAATTTTACCCTAGTCATAGCAACACTCCTTTAGAGTATTTACCTATTAACTGTTAAATTTTTAATTTTTATCATAGGTTATTGTAAATTTCCAATAGAACTTTCTTGTCATATGTATCGCTTTCGATAGCATTAATTTGATTCATTACAATTGTATCAACACTTTCAAAGCTGATATCGATAGGTACATGATTGCTTTCTATCTCTACTTTTTCCGGAATAAGCATCAGTTCGCGTAGCTTGTACTCGGGAATAAATTGTTCTTTAATAAAATTAGCTTCTTCAAAAGTAATAGGCAAATCAATAGTTACACGGCAGTGCATATTCTTACGAAGCAGGCCAGCTGGATTGTCAATAATTTGACTTAGTTTGTAGGTACGATAGGTAGGCTGACCCGGCCAAGTTTTAAATTCAGGCTTAGTACCCCACTCTAACAGCATCATACCACGGTCATCGTCTCCAGCATCTGCATAGTTGTGTGGGAACGCATTGCCGATATACCAAATATTTTTATTATTTTGCCGTTTATGGAAGTGTCCAGTAAACACATACTCTTGATTAACAAAATGTGTGCTTTGAATAGTTCCGTGATCGGGCATCTGTACCATGGCATTCATATAGAATGACGGTAGCTCTAAATGTCCAAACAGATATTTGCTTTTAATATCAGGAATAGTCTTCCATTCATCACCTATCAGCCAAGGTATGATAGTTACATCGCCTTGTGTAAAGCGTTCTCTGATAGGAATGATGTTAGGAAACAAGCGCATAAACTCGATGGAGTTAATTTCTCGCTTGTCTTTATAGAATAGGTCGTGATTGCCTAGAATAAAATACACTTTCTCAAATGTCTTACTCAACAGTTCTAAGTTAGACAATGTGTAATTCATTGTACTAACATCAGTAGTTGAGCGATTGTGATGCCAGTCGCCTAGAAAGACACAGGTCTCTGCACCTTCCTCGATGGCAGTAGTACAGAACCACTTGACGAATTCCTCACAGTCAATGTTATGAGTCCTACTGCCGCTCTTAAGCCCAAAATGTATATCAGTGAAGCATGCTGCTTTTTTAAATAAGTTCATAGATTAATAATACACTCTCTAATGATAAAGGTCAATCTTCTTCAGTTATTTCAACAGTATCTTCTGGAGGATCAATGATATAAGTAGTAATGGTAACTTCGCCCGGAGCAGTAGCTGGATTAGCACTATTCTGCCTAGTCCAACTAGGATTCATTCCGTTCATTTCTAAAATATCATCTCGAATATTTTGATTACGTTTTTCAATGTTGATAATTCTTACAAAACTGTTGGTAACAGCCGCAGTGTAATAGGCAAACGGATTGTCTGATTTTGATTCATCAAACTGTAGACCAATTTGAGTCAGTTGTAGAATTGCCTGCCCACGCATTTCGTCATTGTACGTATATCCACGAACATTTCCACGAGTAGCATATCTTTCACACAGTTTAATCCACATGCGAGCCAGATCACTGGTAGTCTGTCCATGCGCCTTGCTGAAATGCCCAGTATTGAGATCGCCTTTCCAATGGCTTTTTCCTACGCATATCAGATTGTTATTATCATCAAATTTCCAATGTTGATAAGGAGGAAAGTTTACTTTCTCGTGACTGTCAGCAGTATTTTTGATAGTTTTCTTACGTCCTGGCGCAAGCGGAATATGTTCAAATGATATAACACGAAAAACTAAATCTAATTTTTTTATCTTTTTATAATCAACATCAAACTCTTTAGCAGGCATTTTTTTCCCAGCAGCGTGCATTGCAGCTTCATGCGCCCTCTTTGCCAATCTAGATGCTTGATTTCTCTTGGCTTCTGCAATAGTACGGATGTTAATTTTATCTAAATTAGGAACAATTAAGTCGTACTCGCTGTATTCTGGTTTAGTATATGAACTAAATGTGAC